TGTCCTTGACTGCCTCCTCCCTTATCTGTAAATATCTACAGATAAGATCCTTTGCTACCTCATCGTATTCGCTCATCACTCTAGCCCCCACTCTTGCCCCTGATTAGCTAACTCTTGCAGTACAGCCTCACGTAAAAGCAACTCGGCAAACCGCACAATAGCTTCTTTCGCATAATCATCAAGCTCATCCCAACACCCTTGTGCTGTTAGCCCTGATTCATACATACAGTGTTCAATTAGCTCGTCCATCACTCACTCTCCCTTTCTGAAAATCTCGGAACATGACTCATGAAATCTCGGAATCTAATTCCAGTTTTGCATGACATACATCGTAAATGTAGCTTTTCTGCGTAAATATGTAGATATACCCATGCTTTTCCGCAGAATGTCTATGCTTTTATTTACATTTCTAGCAGTGCTTTGCCCACTATGATGCACAGCGCAGTGATTACCAACCAGTAAACTAAATCTTCCCACTCTTCTTCACTCATCGCTATCACCGTTCAGTCTGTTCTCAACGAGCTTCGCGTAGCCTGCTATGTCATGCCATGAATCAGCGTAGTTCGGGTCACCGTTCACAATCCTAGCAATCTTTGAGCAGATCATATCCAATGCTTCTATCTGGTCCACATGAAAGCTCTGCCCAACCTCTCGCGCATAGTGGCGTATGACTCCTTTAAGATCCTGAGTAATAGCGGCTTGGGTTTCAAACCTACCGTAACGAGTTCCCCTCTCACTGAGAGTTGTTTCTATGTCTTGCATCACGCATTCTCCTGTGAATCGCCATTGACAATATCGAACCTAAACTACCACCCAACCACAGTGGTATTGCCAACAGCATAAATGAAAGAAGGTCGCCACCATTGACGACCTCATAGGCTTTGAATGTGACAGCACCATAGACTCCGCACTCAAACACAGACATAACTGCGCTTGTCCAGAACACCCAGACGGTTTTATGGTGCATCACATTAAGTTGTTGAAAGGCTTTCGTGGCAACGAAACAAAACTGTGCCACGAACAGTACTATATAAGTGGTCATAACCCACCAGTCAGCTTCGCTCTAGCAGTAATAGCATTCATCTTACCGATGTCTAAGTCAAGCTCGACCTTCTCTTTCTTGCGCTTCTCAGTCACAGTCAAGTGTCGATCCCTAGTCTCTTGTGGTAACAAGTCCCACAGTGCAGGCCATTCCCTCAATGCAGGTGCTAGCGTATTGAATGCGTTAATAATAGTCTTGGTGTTATTAACGAAGGTGGTCTGCTCTTCAACAATGCATGATTTCTCAAAACGCCAGTCCAATAACTTCTTACCAATGGTCTGCCAGTCAGTGTGTCTGGAATCAACAGTCATCCCACCCCAATTACTAAGGGAATACCCAAACCCATCATCCATACTCACTTCCCTATGTATTGGGATGACCCGTGGGCTAGAGAAATCAAAGCGCAGATTGATATACTCAGTAATGGGACGGTCAGAGAACCCATTGTTATCGTCCTCGTTATCACACAGTACTTTGTTTACAATAATATAATTCTCTTTCTTAAACATGAAGTCAGGCAGGACATCAAGGTGGTGCTTATACTTGCCAAACATAATAGACCATAACTCATCCGCAGTTACGGGTTGCTCTTTATCCTTGGCCTCAAGCCGTGGGGTGAATAGGTTATTTGCGTTACGAATAATTGCCTCACGTAACTGTCCGCTGAATTTAACTGTAGCCATAATTACTTCCTCCGATTTACATCATCACAACATCGCCAAAGGGCGCGTTCTCACTGTACGTAGATACCCAAAGCACTGGATAACTAGGCGCACTACCAAAGTCTGAACAGCACAGGTCTGTCAGAATCACACAAGCGACAGGGTCAATGCCCTGCTCATCAATAAACTTAAACACTGGGCTGAACGCAGTACCACCGCCACCATGTGGCTTCACCTCGACAGTATCATCGGGCTCAAACTTGTCGTAATGCGACACAGAACTGTCAAAGTAAACAACATGCAAAGTACGTGGAGACAAGTCCTCGTGTACTGTCCGTATCTCTGCGGCGTATTGATTGATCTCGTCTTGGTCAATAGACCCTGAACAGTCAACACCAAACACCACGTCACCCATCGTCTCACCTGTTACACTGGGCAAGTACAATCCTTGTGAAACAAATCTACGATTGGGCCTACTAAAAGTACGCTCAGCATTACGCACCTTGACAAGGAACCTCTGCATCACATCACGCCAATCGACCTTGGGCTTGAGTATCGTATCAACGAAGCGTTCCATACCTGCTGATAACTTACCCATCATCTTGGCGGCCTGTGCCGCTTGAGCTACCTTGACTTTCCACTCGGCTTCCTGCTGTGCCTGCTCCGCAGGATCACCACTTGCATCCTCACAGTCATCCAATGGATCACCATGTCCGTTACCGTTCTGTTTAGTTCGCCAACCACCGCTGTTCTCAGCCAGTATCTTAAATATCCCATCGGAAGTACCGCCACCTGCTTGGTATATATCCTCAGATAACAGGCCACCCTCGGGCATACGACCGATACCCTCATCAGTAATCAGCTTGTTAATCACATAGTCACACGCTTGGTTCCAACGCTTGGGATCACGACCATTACGTCTGAAATTATGCTCAAGCATAGGGTGAAAGCACTCGTGTGCAATCAAGAACTTAAGCTCCTCATCACTCAAGCTATCAACAAAGTCAGGGTTAAATGCCACCCGCTTCCCATCCACTGCCGCTGTAGGTATTTGATCGGTCAGTATAAAGGGTAAGTTGAGAGCGATGCTCCCAACAAACGGGTGTTCAAGAACCAAGGCCGTCTTGGCCTTGGAAAGTCTGCGTTCAATATCCATTAGATACCTCCCATAAATGCGCCCATCTTGGACATAATATCCTTCGCTTCAGCCGCCTTATCAGCACGCAACACTGGGTCAAGCCGCAATGAATCTGGGTTTTGATTGGCCAGTTTTGCTTCCACCTCTTGTCGCATAGCTTCAAGGTCTGGGTCATCTGCGAAGTTTAGATTAGGTAGTGCAGAACATATCTCTTGTATATTCTCCACCAATGTGTCACGGAATATAGCCTTGGGATCGGACAGCTTCTCAACCATCTTCTCAACTGGGGTATATATTCTCTGCCATGCCTCCTTCATGGCTACAGATTCACTTGATTTAACACGGTCCTCAACATCAGCCTGTATCTTAGCTAGCTCATCATCGGCAAGCTCAACACGGAAGTCACCGCTAGGTACAGGAAACACAGCTAGATCTAACTTAAACTTGTTTGCCATTGCATCCACATCTGGATAGTCATCCTCTTTATACATACCAGACGGTATAATGCGCTTGGCCTCGGCCTTGAGCCGTGGATACTCACGTAGAAATATCTCTACCAAGTACTCCCACTCTGCTTTCTCTTGGCGAAAGTCACTGATAAACCCAAGGTAGTTCTTACTGGGCAGAATCTGCGCCCCTTCCAAGCCCCAAGGCAGGGTGTTCTTGTAGAACTTGGTACGTATCTCACGACTCTTGGTATGCACATCATTCAAGTAGTCATCAATGGGCAGTAAGTTCTTGTTATACCGACCCACATCAGCACCACGACTAGCGCCAAAGTTCTGCGCAATCTCTTGCGTTACACGCTTATCATACTTGCGTGCTGACCACTGGCTAATTGACAACTGAACAAGTAACGCTCTATCCGATAGTTTCATATCTTCACTCCCTCATTTAGGTTTGTTTGCTAACTCTACTGCGTACTGCCTTACATGCTCCCACCGACCACTATGACCAATGGGAAAATGTCTCGTTGATTTATCCCGACTATCACATACCACAAGTGAATGCCGATCCCTAACCACAAACACATCACCCACCTCGAACATAATCATAACGCGCTCCAACAGCCAGACCACTCTTTGTAGCTGTGTTGTTTGTCCAGTTTGAGTGGTACTTGCACTAACTTGTTGTTGTCACCTACCACCGTACGGTAGACATAGATAGTGCCCCGTTTAAGGGGCAAGGACATATCCTGCTTTGCATCGACCCTGACTTTCTCAAGGCCGTGTACTCTTGCTACTGTAAAGTTCATATAACATCTCCCTAGAACAGTACGTCATTGTGCTTGGTCACCCAGTTGGTAAACGCTCCGGTATTGCACAGCTCAGGATCACGCTTGACCGCCACTGATATAGACAACACAGAGAACTCGGCAGGCATACGCTCAACATAGCGACAGACACGCTCAAAGTTACTCTCCGTTGCCCTCTGGGCAAGCGCTCCACTCAAGGCATACAGTGTGGCAGGGTCCGTTGGAACATCGCTTGTATCTGGGTTCATCAGCACAGCATCAGGGTTAGGTAACTTGCGGAATATCTTCAGGAACCCAACAAACTCTGCCGCCGCGCCCTCACCAACAGCACCTTTGAAGCACTCATACTCAGCGTCCTTAGGCACTACATCAAGTATGGCACTCACACCCTCAACCCATGTCCTTGGCGTTGGGTTACTGTCACGCTGTGGATCAAAGTCATGTAACAGGTTAGGTCTGAACCGAAGAAAACTCACCACTTCCTGCCGGACATTGTTAGCGAGCATCCAAGACGTTGAGTCATCCAAGTGTGTATCATACTCTATCACTGTCTCACGACCACGAAGGTGTGTAAGCACTCGGTTAGCCCCTGCCCTATCACTCTGCCTGTTACCAGTCGAGACTACTGTCCACCCATCAGGCATCGGCACACCATGCAATGTCCTAGCTTGGCATATATTGGCCAACACTTTCTGAAGGTCAGCATTGGCTTGGTTCCTGTCGTCAAAGCACAGCACACCCGCTTTCGGTGTATCAGGGTCTCTTGCATCGGGAAACCAATCAGGCATTTTATAGCCAAAGGACTTGGAACTTGACGCCATATCAGGCACACCAAAGTCTTCCACCAACATGGTCGGCATGTGACGCTCGATGTACGGCAGTCCTAGTTTACTGGTAACATCTCTCACGATGCTTGTCTTACCCCCTCCAGGGGCACCTTCAATGCACACTGTCCTACGTGCCTTGATAAGCGACTCAAGTGTCTCTGCTAATAGTTGTGGTCTCATGTTATAGCTCCTCTCCGGCTTGTCCTTTATAGAGTTTGTGATCTGGGCCGTATGACACGACCTGATCGTCTTGACGCTGACGTTTAGCCAACATTTTATCGTTGAAATAGATTACCTTGCCGTCATCACCTCGCAGTGGACGACCGTTCTTGCCTTCACGAATAATAAACAGACGCTTGAATCTGCTCATAGACTTATCTCCCAGATTTGTTGAGTTGAAACAGCAGTGACTTATCTGTCACCACTGTATAGTTCGACTTATGCATCGGTACGATGCAGTGCTTTACATTGCGAGCCTCCCTCTCGCCACAGGTTAAACAACAAGTATACCCCGCAGAATATCTGCGAGGATCAATAGACTCACCACAATCACAAACATGTTCTGACATCACTCACTCTCCCCCCTTTTCAACTCCACTTTTACTGCATGGCGCACCACTCTGTGATACTTCTTGGCCGCATACTTTGCAGTCTTGGACTTCTTGACATGTTTACGCTCTAGCTTTGCGTAGTTCGCCTCTGATTTCCAATGTGCAATACTCATCACTCGTTCTCCTTACAAGATTCCATGCCTACCCCCCATCTTCCACTGCGCAAGCGCTTTCAAGCCATAGTCAGATACGATCTTCATCTCAATCACAGATAACTTTGTCGTTCCCTCTGGTGGTAATGGGTGTGCTTTACTGCGATGCTTGGATGTCGTCTTGGAATAGCGGTCATCGTTCTCAAACCAACGGTCAGTATTAAAGTCATAGACAAACAGGGGCCAATGACCCCCATATGAAAAGAC